ATGACAGACATTCAAAAAATCATACAACTTTTACTGCCGGAACTTTTGACTTTGATTGATGGAAAAGATAGTCCGGATTTGCCGCAGAAAGGACTGGATAATAAGAGAATAAAGAGCATTCATGTTGTTGAGAAAGGAGTTGAAAATGGTGGAAACTGACGTTTTACGGCTCAACGATATGAGTGTTGGCGAGTTAAAAGAAATGTGGCGGCAATATTTTGACAGTGAGCCGATTTGGAAAACCAAGCGTTTTTATATTCCCAGACTTGCCTATCGAATGCAAGAACTCGCCTATGGCGGCGTTCCGGAACACATTAAAAGCCTATTGCTTGGTAAAACGGTTTTGAAACACGCCGAGGACAACGATGGCACGTGCCTTCCTCCGGTTGGAACCCGTCTGGTTAAGACCTATCGCGGAAAAGAATATAATGTTATTGTTTCTACCGCCGGCTTTCAATTTGAGGGGATTTATTACAAAAGTCTGTCCGCGGTTGCTTTAAAAATCACGGGCAAACGAATTTCCGGACGCTTTTTCTTTGGATTGGGAGAGAATAAATGAAAACCATACGATGTGCCGTTTATACCCGGAAATCAACGGAAGATGGTCTCGAAAAAGAATTTAACACGCTGGAAGCGCAACGGGAATCCGGAGAAAACTACATTAAAAGCCAGGCTTATCAAGGATGGGAAATCATCCCCACCCATTATGACGATGGCGGTTTTTCCGGCGGCACATTGAAACGTCCGGCCTTGCAACAGCTTTTAAAGGATGTTGAGGCTGGAATGGTTGATATGATTGTTGTTTATAAAATCGACAGATTGACACGTTCGCTGATTGATTTTTCAAAACTTGTTGAAATTTTTGACCGTAATCAATGTTCTTTTGTGTCAGTGACGCAGAATTTTAACACTTATGATTCCATGGGGCGCCTGACGCTGAATGTTTTACTTTCTTTTGCTCAATTTGAGCGGGAGGTTATTACCGAACGTATCCGGGATAAAGTGGACGCTTCCAAAAAGAAGGGCATGTGGATGGGTGGTGTTTTACCGCTTGGTTATGTTTCCGTGAATAAAAAATTGGAGATTATTCCCGAGGAAGCGAAAATTGTGCGTTTAGCTTTTGAAAAATATCTGATTTTTCGTTCAGAAATTGCGGTGGCGGAATGGCTAAACAACAATGGTTACACCACATTAAGCAAGGGAAATGGGAAATTCACCCATATGCGCGTGAGCAGTATGTTGAAAAACGTGCTTTATATCGGCAAAGTTCCTCATAAAGACAAAGTTTACGATGGTCAGCATCATGCAATCATTTCACAGGAATTATTTGATGAAGTTCAAAAAATCAAAAGCCAGAACCGCATCGGCAGACTTGCGCCGTCCCGTTTTGTTGAACATGCTCTGCTTAAAGGCCTCATTTATTGCGACTGTTGCCAAGCAGCGATGATTTCCACAAAATCAAATAAAAAGAACAAAGTTTACGAATATTACACCTCTTTCCGCGCGGTTAAGGAAGGCTTTAATAATTGCAAGATCGGAAGCATTCCCGCCGGCGAGATGGATAATTTCGTCTTGCGGCAAATCGCAGGCATTATCAAATCGCCTAAAATCCTTTCCGGATTGATAGAACGGGCAAAAATCATACGTCCTGATATTAAAGATGTGCAAATTATTTCTAAATTACAGGATGGTGATGATTTTATTCAGAGATTGTCTTCCATTACTTTACGCCAACTATTGATTATGCTTATTCAAAAAATCCGCGTGGATGTTGATCGTATCAAAATTATGTATACAGAACTGGCCGTCAGTTTGATGGACGATAAAATGAAAGACGATTTGTTTCCCAATAATATTAACGGTGAAAGAAACGAGATTTTATACCGCGTCTGCTTACGCCGGAAACGCGGCTCACTGAAAATATTCGCTCCCGAGAAATATAAACCTGACGAAAATAATCCATTATATTTGGCATTGATAAAAGCTTTTGTTTGGCAGGATAAAATGAAAAAAGAAAACCTGTTTATCGAAGATTTGGCAAAGAGCGAAGGTCTGAGCCGTGAATATGTCGGCAAAGTGTTGCGCATGACGTATCTTGCTCCGGATATTGTGACGGCCATTGTGGATGGCGTTTATCCCAAAACACTTTCCCTTCGTAAAATTTTAGAATCGGAAATTCCATTGCTTTGGTCTCAGCAGCGATTAAAGTATGGCTTCAGTTTTTGATTGTACACAGATTTTTGCACAGGCGATATTTTATTAAAATAACGTCAAGTCCTCATCTGTGGTATATTTTCAACTTATGATTGCTTTATCTGTATATTGCACGCAAATGGATTAAACCTGAAAATAAGCCTCTATTCAATTATTTAACGAGGCTTATCAATGAACTTGAATGTTTTTAACGGACTGCCTACGTATGTCCGCATAACAATTTTATCGCAAATTCGCAGATTGTTGTCAACCCCGATCTTTTCTTATGAAGATCGGGAAGATTTAATTCAAGAGCTGTTGCTTTTTTATTTGAGGCGGTTTTACAATGTTCAGGATGTGGACGAGGCTTTAGTGGTGCATTCCATAAAGCAATACGCCACGAACCTGTTAACGCAAAGATACCATCGCCGCGATTTCTTATACTCCTCATTGGCCGACTATGACGCTGATGAGGAGTTTTCTTTTGAGGAAAACACGGAAACACGGTTGATTGTCAGCGAAATTATGAATTGCGCCGAACCTAAGGAAAAAGAGATTGTAAAACGTATTCTATGCGGCGACAGCATTGATCAGATTTCCAGAGATCTGCATGTCAGTAAAAAGACTATTTACGGCTTTTTTGAAAAAATGAGAAAAAAATTAAAATAACGGAAACGATTTTTGATTTTCAGCGGGTGTTCCTGTTGTCATTAACAAACTTTGAAAGGAACAGCCATGAGAAAAAAAGATCACACGGTTTATGTTACGGAAGAGATACGCAAAATTCCGGTCATTTATTTATTGGATCTGGAAATGTCCGCTCTCGACCGCTTGGAGAAAATGGTGCGAGACGAGGTCAAACGCACAAGTTTGGCGCTGGAATGGATACAGGGCATTAAAAATATAAAGAAGGCTTCTAAAGACGGAGGGCAAAATGGATAAAAAAACATCCTTTGTTTTGTATCCGGCAGATTTCCTTGCGGCTGTGCATAATTTTAAGAAAAGTCAGATAGCTGATTTAATAATTGCGCTGTGTGAAAAAAATTTTTACGGAGATGTTTCTTTTAAATTATCAGACCCGGTAAAAAAGCGTTTTTCATTAATTCAGGAAACAATTGAGAAAAACAATGCCAAGTATTTGGAAGTCCGTGAAAAGCGTCAAGCCAGCGCCAAGCAAAAAAACAGCAAACGTCAAGCAAAATCAAAGCAAAGTTCCAACAAAGAGCAAGCAAATGTGCCGACATCCCCATCAGATGAATCGGAGAATGAATCGGTATATGTACGTGAATCTGTAGATAAAGATAAAGGGACGGAGGCTGTGGATAAGCCTGTTTACGCCGGTGCGCCGAGTGTTGAGGACGTGGCGGCGTATTGTCGGGAAAGCGGTTACGCGATAGATCCGGCCGCTTTTGTGCGCTGGAATGAGGCACGCGGTTGGATGAACGGTAAAAAATACATTGCCGTGGACTGGAAAAAAGCTGTCCGAAAATGGTTTTGCAAGGAAAACGGCATCGCTTATTCGGAGATGGAGACTCTGGCGAATGTTTGTTCGGATGTGCTTGGCAAGGTAAAGGCGGTGCAAGATGGCTGATATTACAATTGAAAAAATCAAGCAAGATTTGGAAACCGCCGCTTATGTGGATAGGCTTTTGCCGGCTGTCCGCGCTCCCAAATACCGGTGTTGTATGCCGGATATTATTTACACGCCGCAAGAAATTGTTTTTATGGACAAGCGTCCGCTTAAAGTCCGTCCAAATCAGGAGCAGATATCTTTATGGGAACAGGTGATGCTGGAGTGGCTGCCCATATTATCGGTTGATGAACGCCGGCTGGTTTGGAAAAGAGCCAACCGTATTCCCTGGAAGTTGTTGTGCCGGGAATTTGGCGTTTCACGGCAGATATTGGCCTTGCGCCATGAAAAAGCCCTTATTAAAATTCAATATGGATGCCTAAAATGTCATTGACATTTTCGTGGTTTACAAATCAGCAAAAAACGGTTACAAAGACAGGTATAATCGGGGCGGAGGTGAACAATCCGCCCTTTTTGATATTTTTTAGAGTCCGCAGGTATATCGCCTACGGGCCTTTTTTATGCTTGATAAAGGAGCGGTGATGAAAAAAACTGCGGAAGCGGTATCGCTTGGACACCCTGACAAAATGGCGGATTATATTTCGTCTTATATTTTAGACAGGATGATTGAACAAGACTCGGCGGTCAAATATGCCGTTGAAGTAATGGTAAAAGGTAACACGGTTGTGTTAGGCGGTGAAATCACGGGTGATGTAAACCTGGCAAGAATTAATTTTTATGTTGTCGAAGCGCTGGCGGAAATCGGGTATGATAAGTTTTACAGCCATCGTTGGGGAAATTACGCCATTAATCCCGAGAAACTGCAGATTATCAATCTTATCGGCAAACAGTCGGCAGATATTTCACAAGGAGTTGAACAAGACGGCTGGGGTGATCAGGGGGTATTTGTCGGTTACGCTTGTCAGGGTACGAGCAACATCAGCCGCGAACAATATCTGGCCAAAAAATTATGTAACGCTTTATATGAGTATGCTTTGCAAAACATCCACTTGGGCATTGACATCAAAACGCAGATTACACTGAATGAGCTTGGCGGTGTGGAAACGGTGGTTGTGGCTGTTCCGATGCTTAAAGATGTTGACCTGACGACTTTTATTGTTTTGGCGCTGGGAGAGGAGCCGGAAAATATTATTGTCAATGGCACGGGAACATATAAATATCATTCATCCGTGGCCGATTGCGGCGTGGCCGGTCGGAAGCTGGCGTGCGATTTTTATGGAACGGCTTGCCCGATCGGCGGCGGAAGTCCATGGACAAAGGATGCCAGCAAAGCCGACGTGACACTTAATTTTTATGCCCGTAAACTGGCCTTGGAATATTTGCAAGACAATGACGAGTGTTTTGTTTACCTTTCATCCTGTATCGGCCGATCAGAATTACCGAATGCTGTTGTGAAAACAGTTAAGCATGGTGTGGTCACTGAACATTCTTTGCAGATTAATAAGAAACCGTCCGAAATTATTACCGAGCTTGGGCTGAATAAGCCTGTGTTCGCGAGGTTGTGTAGGAATGGTTTGATTTAATGTTGAAAAAAACTAACTAAAAATTTACATATGATTAGTTATTTAATATTATGTGCATAATAAGGAGCTAATATGTGTAATGTATTTACTGTAGCGAAAAAGTTATGTGAGGCGAGGAATTGGAATGTTTCCAATTTAGAACTTCAAAAAATGTTATATATTTCGCAAGTCTTGCATATAGGGATGTTTAATCATCATTTATTTAGAGGTGATTTTGAAGCGTGGGATTACGGACCAGTTGTTCCGGATGTTTATCACAGATTTAAGATTTTTGGTAATAAGCCAATTCAAGAATGGGCTTTCCCTGAAATGAAAGAAAGATGTTCAGAAGAAGAAAATAGTTTTATCTCTGCTGTATCTGAGCTATTATCTAATTTGAAACCATTTCAACTTGTAAATCTGACGCATCGTAAAGGTACAGCGTGGGAAAGTGTATATGTGCCTGGGGCAAAAAATATTTATATTTCTGAAGATGCCATGAAACAGGAATATTCTGATATTTGGAAGAAGAAGAAGGAATAGGTCTGGATTATGGAAAGTACAACCAAAAATAAATCTAAAGTTATTCATCTTAGTTTAATTAATGATCTACCAGACATTATTAAGTATAATGTTGAAAAGTCTGATGATGATAAATATCAAGAAACAACAGCAAAACAGATTGAGATATTGCAAGATAAATTAGCTAAGGCAAATGATACAATAAATAATTATAAATTTTGGGCTATATTTGTTTTGTTCTTTGTTGCTGATTTAGTTGTTGCTATATTTGGAAAAGGTTTAATCTGGTTAATATTATTTGAAATAGTCCCCATTAGCTGTGCAGCTAAGTTTTATGGTCAAGAAGAAGCTCTAAGATTAATAACTTGGTTCAAGGGGATAGTAGAGGAATGTGTTGCAAAATTGAAGGGACAGTGAAGTAACAATTATATGTAATATACTATAAGAATAGCTCTTGTCTGGTTGAAATTCTTTTTTCTTTCGATACATTTTTCACTTTGTCATTTAGCTATTGGAACATAACTACGGGTCCTTCCCGTGATTAAATCGTATGCGGGGGCGCAAGCCGCGGCGCAATTCTAGCGTCCGGCGTTTTTGTTTACTGGTCGGCATATCTCTGAAAACCAAGCAAAATAAGGTTTTCGGAGATATTTTGTTTTTGGCGGCTGGTCACCCCATGTTTTTGTCTGGTCACTTTTGTTTTTTACGGAGAAATTTATGGAGTTCCAAGAGAATTATCCGATAGATAAGCTCATCCCTTACGCACGCAATTCGCGTACACATAACGATGAGCAAATCGCTCAGATTGCCGCCAGCATCAAAGAGTTCGGCTTTACCAATCCGATTTTGATTGGTGTGGATGATGTCATTATTGCCGGGCATGGCAGATTGCTTGCGGCTCAACGTATGGGGTTAAAAGAAGTTCCAGTCATCCGTTTGCCGCATCTGACCGAGATTCAGCGGCGGGCGTTGGTCATCGCCGATAATAAAATCGCTCTAAATGCCGGCTGGGATGAGGAGATGCTGGCGCTGGAGATGAAAGAACTGGGCGATCTGGAGTTTAACCTTGATATTTTGGGATTTTCTGAAGAGGAATTAAAAGAACTGGATGCTTTCGGCGAGCCGGAAACTTCTTCTGATGCCAATGAGGATGAAGTGCCGGAAGTTCCTGAAGAAGCGATGACCAAGCCCGGTGATATCTGGCTTTTAGGCGAACACCGTCTGCTGTGTGGCGATACCACCATATATGACGATGTCAAAAAACTGATGCAAGATGATGTTGCGTCCATGATTTTTACCGATCCTCCGTATAATGTAAACTATGGCTCAACCATGAAAGACAGTCTGCGTTATCATGCCGGAACGCTTGGCGGGCGTAAAATTATGAATGATAATCTCGGTGATGGTTTTGCACAATTTCTAACCGACAGCCTGTCCAACCTTATGATGTTCAACAAAGGAGCAGTGTATATCTGTATGAGTTCCAGTGAACTTCATACTCTTTACAATGCTTTTATCTCTGCCGGCGGCAAATGGTCGACTTTTATCATCTGGGCCAAAAACACTTTCACTCTTGGACGAGCGGATTATCAGCGGCAGTATGAACCGATTTTGTATGGTTGGAATGCCAATCAAAAACACTACTGGTGCGGCGACCGTGATCAATCCGATGTCTGGGCGTACAACAAACCGGTCAAAAACGATCTGCATCCAACGATGAAACCGGTGGAACTAGTGGAAAGAGCCATAAATAACAGTTCAAAATTGGGAGACATCGTGTTGGACGGCTTCGGCGGCTCCGGTTCCACGATTATCGCGGCCGAGAAAACCGGGCGTAAAGCCCGTTTGATTGAGCTTGATCCGAAGTTTTGCGATGTGATTGTCCGCCGCTGGGAAGAGTACACGAGCCAAAAAGCGCAACTCTTTGAAAGTCATGCAGAAAGTTTGAATAGTCAATCAAGCGGTATATTGTACGAGAAAAAAGTTGTATCCCTTTAAGCGGCCGAATTATCGCCAGCAAACCCGTTATTTCAAAAATATCATTATAATTCAATTTGTTATAATGAAAAATAATGCAGAATTAACTGGACTTTCCCTTATTTCCAAGCATTCATTGTGTTGTAAAGAGGATGAAAACTCTACAATAAATTGAAAGAAAGGATAAAATAATGACTACGATTTTAGAAACAGAAAATAAAGGATGGGGATTCTGGGGAACGGCGGAAGGTTATCTTAAACATAAAAAGGACATGACCAGATTATGGAATGAGACTGCCAAACTTATCCAGAGGAATTCAGGACTTACTCCTGAAGAAACCCAGAAACTTATGGACAGCCGCTGGGGAAGACATATCGCCGACAGCTACATGGAGGAGATCAGGACGAATGTCGAAACCTTTATAAAAATAGCAGACCGCAGGTTAACCAAAGAACGCATTATTGAAGACTACAGGTATTATGTTGATGAAACGACCTATCAGGATATCATTCCTCAAAAGTATCGGGATTTTTGTAAAGAATTAAAGGCGCTGAGCTTAAAATACGGGATAGTTATCCAAGCGGTCGGCGGGGTCAGATTAAGCACCGAGAACTTTACAGGCTACAATCCCGACCTTGACAGCGGCGACCTGATACCCGAATGGGAGGAATAAAAATGCCAAAATATAAGGATATTAAAGTAAAATTGGTTGGAGAAGACGGAAATGCCTTTTTTATCCTAAATAGATGCTTGCAAGCAATGAAGCGCGCTGGTTTATCGGAGGAGGAACGGCAAGAGTTTCAAAAGGAGGCAACAGCAGGTAATTATGACCATTTGCTGTCGACCTGCCTTAAGTGGTTTAACGTGGAATAGTTAATTTTGTAGAATATCCCAATCACGCTCTTTAAGTTTTCCGGTTTGATAAAATTCTGTTATTAGATTGATAAATTCTTTAAAATCAGGGTTTTCTTTGACAATTCGGTCTATCATATCCCAATCTAAAGCTTGTTTTTCAGGAGCAGGAATTAAAATTTGGCTTTCAGTTGGATTATCCTTTTCAAGTTTTATTAGACCTATTTGATGTCCACCACACAAAATACGGAGTTCATCCATTGCTTTATCATCGATTTCTTGAGCAACTAAATAAGAATAATTTGCCCAGCTGGAATTTGAAACTGTTTGGAAAAAATATTCTCTGACATTTGATAGATTTATTTTAACTTTGACTTCAAAAGACCATAAGGAGGTTTTATTAAATGCATGTTTATTGGCACAATTGACTACATCCGCGTTCCAACCGTCAGAAAGATTTTTAAGACCAACAACATCGGGATGTAACCAAATATTACCGTTTTTTCCTTTAGTATTTGATGACTTTTTTTCATCAATTCTTTTAGGAAAGATATTTAATTCATTGTATAAATATTGACACAAAAGAGGATAAGAATCGTGTTCAGGGTGCTTGTTTTGTTTAGTAATTTTTTCTGCTTCAACAATTTCTTCGGCATCAGTTTTTTCTGAGTAGTAATATTTTCTAGGGCGTTCTGCTGTCATTTTTACATTTGAAGAAATATTTTGAATGCGTTTTTTATAGCTTCCTATTTCGGCTACCAGTTGATTTAATAACGTTTCTTTATTGTTAATAGGTACAACAGTAGCCTTGCTTCTATTCATTTTTTCAGAACATTCTTCTGGTTTGAGATTTAAGACTTCTTCAGCTAATTCTCTAGCTGTAAAATACTGTTCTGGGTGAGATTTTAAAATATCAACAACTGTCTTACTCAAATTTAATGCCATAGAACATCTCCTTACTAAAATTTTATTAATTTTATAATGTAAAAATTTAATATTCAATGAAAAATAATAGTATGAAAGTATCGCTTCGGGAATATGCCAGAATTCGGGGTGTACGGTTGAATGCCGTGCAAACGGCGATTACCTCGGGGCGTATTCATAAAACGCCGGACGGTAAAATCGATGTGGATGAAGCCAATAGGGAATGGTTTATGAATACAGATCCGGCCAAAAGCCGTAAGGCCGATCCATTGTTTGAGGCTCAGCCGGAATTATCCGGCGGCGGACGGCAGAATTTTTCAACCTTTCAGCAGGCCAAAACAGCGGATATTTATTATCGGGCGATGCTGGCCAAAGCAAAACTCAAAATGGTAACGGGAGAAACAATCGACCGCAAAAAGGCCGGACAGCACGCATTCAACCTCGGGAGAGCTTTGCGGGATTTGTTTTCCGGCTTTTCCACCCGCTATGGGGCGTTAATCGCGGCTGAACTCGGCACGGATGAACATAAGACGGCGGTGGTGTTGGATGAATACATACGGAAACTCCTCTCCGAAAGCAGAGAGCTTATCGACCGGGAGCTTTGACGCGAAGGGCTATATTGAGGATGAATTTTTCAAGGGCGTGGAACCGGATTCATATATGCCGGTGTCGGAATGGGCCGATAAATACCGCATTCTTTCCAGTAAGTCGGCATCGGAACCGGGGCGCTGGCGGACAGACAGAACGCCGTATTTGAAAGAGATTATGGACTGCCTGTCGCCGAAAAGCCCCGTTCAAAAGGTTGTGTTTATGAAAGGCGCGCAAATCGGAGGCACGGAATGCGGCAACAACTGGCTGGGATATGTCATGCACAAAGCGCCGGGGCCGATTATGGCGGTGTCGCCAACGGTGGAAATGGCCAAGCGTAATTCCAAACAACGCATAGATCCTCTGATTGAGGATTGTCCGGAACTAAAAAAACTGGTGGCTCCGGCGCGTTCCCGGGACAGCGGCAACACTATGTTGTCCAAGGATTTTCCGGGCGGTGTGTTGGTGATGACCGGAGCAAACTCGGCGGTGGGGCTGCGTTCCATGCCGGCGCGGTATCTGTTTATGGATGAGATTGACGGTTATCCGCAGAATATTGACGGCGAAGGCGATCCGATTTTGCTGGCGGAACGGCGAACCGCCACATTCAACAAAAGAAAAAAGATTTTTCTGGTGTCCACGCCGACTATCAAAGGTCTGTCCAATATTGAGCGGGAGTTTGAAAACTCCGACAAGCGCTATTTCTTGGTGCCTTGTCCTTTCTGCGGCGCTTATCAGCGGTTGGAATGGAAACAGGTACGGTCGGAAGATGGCAACGTGTTCTATGCGTGCGAGTATTGCGGCGGACATATCGGTGAACATTACAAAACTCAGATGCTGGCCAACGGCCACTGGCAGGCAACCGCATCCAGCGATGGTGTGACGGCTGGTTTCCATTTATCGTCTCTGTATTCGCCGATCGGCTGGCTGTCGTGGAAAGAATGCGTGGCCATTTATGAGAAAACCAAGAAAAATCCGAGCCTGATGCAAGGCTTTCAAAACACCATTCTGGGTGAGACCTTTGAGGCGGAAAGCGATGCGCCGGAATGGCAGCGCCTGTATGAAGCCAGAGAAACTTATCCGATTGGGACGGTTCCTTACGGCGGATTGTTCTTGACCGCTGGTGTTGATATTCAAAAAGACCGCATTGAATGCGAAGTTGTGGCTTGGGGAAGGCAGAAACAAAGCTGGTCGGTGGAATATTTTGTTTTAGACGGAGACACTGCCCGACCGGAAGTCTGGCGCAAACTTGAAAATGTGCTGACAAAAGATTATCCGCATGAAAGCGGCATAACACTGCCGATACGGGTGATGTGCGTTGATTCCGGATATGCCACGCAGGATGTTTATTCGTTTGTAAGGCAGTTCTGCCAAGCCGTTTGGGGAGGCAACGGCGCGAGAGCAAGCCAGCCGAGGACAGTGGTTGCGGTCAAGGGTCAGAGCCGGGACACGGCGATGTTGTTGTCCACGTCCAAGGCCGACACCAGGAAAAAGGGACTGAAAGTATGGAATGTGTCCGGTCCGGTCATCAAGACTGAGCTATACCGTTGGCTTAAGATGGAACGTGTCGGCGAGGATGCCTCGCAGTTTGGACGCTGCCATTTTCCGCAGTATGCCGAGGAATATTTCAAACAGCTGACAGCGGAGCGGCAGGTGGTCAGGATAAGCAACGGCTATCCGAAACCGGTTTGGGAAAAAGATCCTGCGCGGCGCAACGAGGCTTTGGACTGTCGGGTTTACGCCCGAGCCGGCGCGGCTATTTACGGCCTTGACCGCATGAGTGAAAAAGCCTGGGCCGAGCTGGAGGCTCTTATTCCAGCAACGTCTGAGGCTAAGCCGAAGAAGAAACCGGCAAGATTTATACAGATGAAAGCGACAAAGGTGGATGATCCATGGCTGTAGATAAGGAAATATTAAAAACCAGACTGGCTGAGGCTGAAGAAGCTTATCATCAGCTGATGATAGGCGCAAGGGAAGTTTCGGTCAATATCGGCAATTTTGGTTCGGTGACTTACAATCAGGCTAATCGGACAAACTTGGAAACCTATATTGCAAACCTTAAATCACAAATTGCTACGGCAGAGGGGATATGTGTTGGAAGACGAAAAATCATAAAAATTTGCTTCTAGGCTTGCGCTTTAAGATTCTGTTAACTATATAAATTTTAGTTATTAATTTAATAAAGGAATAAAAAAATAATGGCAAAATATATTGTAACATTTAGATTAGCAGATAGTCCAACATATAATGATAGATATCAAAAATTGGATGATTTCTTTGAACAAAATACATCTGATATTTTTTTTGATGAAACTACATCTACACTTTTTTGTAAGGGAGAAAATTTGGCAACAAAATTAGCTGATGCTAACATTTTAATTAACAGTGATAAAATTTTATTCTTAATGGTAAATGATGCTAATAAAATAATTAATGCATACAGCGTTTCAGGAAGTACAAAAACAAAAGCCGATGATATTCTTAATTTTTTAATTAATTAACACAAATTTTTAACACCTCAACAATTTGTTGAGGTGTTTTTTTATGGAAAATCATGACAGATACATCACATAAAGCGGCATCGCAGACACTTAGGGAGATTGCCTCATGGCAGCCCGGGCGGGGTTCGGCGGATAGCGATCTTTTGCCCGAACTTTCCACAATGGTCGCCCGTTCCAGAGATTTGTCCCGCAACCACGGGATTGCCAGTGGTGCGATGCAGACGCTGACTGACAACATTGTTGGCACGGGTTTTCGTCTTTCCGCCAAGCCGGACTACAAACTTTTAGGCAAAACCAAGGATTGGGAGGAGGAATGGCAGACCACAGTTGAGGGATTGTGGCGCTCCTGGTCGGAGACTTTTATGTGTGACGCAGCGCAAAGCCTCAATTTTCATGGACTGACAACGCAGGTTTTTAAATCCTGTTTGATTAACGGCGAGGCACTGGCATTGGCTTTGTGGCTGCCGGAACGTCCGGTTGCCACAACCATGCAGCTAATCGAACCTGACAGGCTGTCCAATCCGAATAACAGCACGGATAGTAAGAATCTGCGTGGCGGCGTGGAGATTGACCGTTTCGGTGCTCCGGTTGCCTATCATATTTTAAAAGAACATCCGGGAGATTATTGGATGTCTTCGCTGGAATGGGAGCGTGTTCCGGCTTTTACACCTTTTGGCCGGAGGCGGGTGCTACATGTTCATGATGTCAGCCGTATTGGACAGACCCGGGGAAAACCAATCCTTTCTGCGATTATGCCAATGTTTAAAATGCTTGACCATTATGAGCGTTCCGAATTGCAGGCGGCGATTGTCAACGCGATGATTGCCGCTTTTATCGAAACACCGATGGGTGGCGAAGAATTAAACGAATTGTTTGGCGGTTCCAGCGATGATTATTTGAACGCCAAGAAAGATTGGCAGGTTAAGTTGGAGGGCGGCTCCATTATTCCGATATTTCCCGGAGACAAGGTTGCGCCGTTTACGCCAAGCCGGCCCAACTCCGCTTATGGAAGCTTTGTGGAGAATTTACTCCGACATATCGGCACGGGATTAAACATCCCGTATGAATTGTTGCTGAAGGACTTTTCCAAAACCAACTATTCCTCAGCGAGGTCAGCATTGTTGGAGGCATGGCGCTATTTTAACGGACGGCGGCAATGGCTGGCAGACTATTGGGCAACACCGGTCTATGAATTGTGGCTTGAAGAAATGGTCAACAAAGGTTTGGTGGATGCGCCTGATTTTTATAAAAACCGCTACGCCTACACCCGATGCAAATGGATTGGTCCGGGACGTGGTTGGGTTGATCCGGTTAAGGAAGCGCAGGCCTGCCAACTCCGCATGGAAATCGGTTTGTCCACGCTGGAAAACGAGTGCGCCTCTCAGGGACTGGATTGGGAGGAAGTGGTAGAACAACGGGTTCGGGAAAAAAATAAACTTAAAGATTTGGGGTTGATCAATGAAAATACTAAACAAAAGCATTTGGGCGATGACGCCGGAGATGATGGGAACGATGGCGGAGATCGCGAAAGAAAGCCGTAAAACACCTGAAGCCATAGCCCGGGAGATGGGCAAAGATATGAAAGATGCCAACGCCGCCTCAATCAGAGACGGCGTTGCTGTTCTTAAAGTGTCCGGCCCGTTGTTTCGCTATGCCAACCTGATGACAAGGATTTGCGGCGCAACGTCGTATGAACTGCTGGCTCGGGACTTTAACAAAGCGTTGCAACATCCTGAAGTTAAAGCCATTTTGCTTGATATTGACAGTCCGGGCGGTGAAGTCAACGGCTGTTCGGAGCTGGCGGACATGATTTTTCAGGCGAGAGGGAAAAAGCCGATTGTCGCATATGCATCCGGGGCCTGTTGTTCCGGGGCATACTGGATTGCCTCTGCCTGTGATAAGATTTTGGCTTCCGATACGGCGGTACTTGGTTCTATCGGGGTGGTTTCTGTTTTTGAACAGGATGATGACGGCAAAACAATAGAAATCGTTTCTTCTCAAAGCCCCAACAAGCGTCCTGATATTAACACGGAAGAAGGCAGAGCCAAAATTCAGGCAAGGGTTGATGAGCTGGCGGAGGTTTTTATCGCCAAAATCGCCCGCAACCGCGGTATCACGGCGGTGGATGTGGTTAAAAATTTTGGTGCCGGCGATGTGGCTGTCGGCCAATATGCCGTTCGCAACGGCCTGGCGGACGGGTTGTCCTCGTTTGAGGCGATAATCGCAGGCTTTAATTTTCAACAAACGGAGAAAATATTCATGAATGATAATGAAAAATCAAGCGCCGAGGATATTCGGCGCACAGAACGGGAACGCATGGCGCAAGTCTTTGCCTCTGAGGTCACTCAAGGAAAGGATAACACGGCAAAATTACTGCTGACAAAAACGGATTTGGCGGCAGACGATATCCTGGAGATTTTGGCGACTGTTCCCACTCATCGGGAAAGCGCTTTTGAACAGGCCATGGCGGCAATTAAGAATCCGGACATCCGTCCGGCGGCGGAAGCCGACAATGAAAACCCGGAGGCGGTTGCTCAGCGCATCGCCTCTTTAATTTAAGGAGAAACAGATGACAGCACAGGGATTTACGGATCAGGGTTCCAGCACCTCCGACAATTTGTTGGCCGGCGAATTTCCAAGGATTGCCGAGTTGGCCACCGTTTCCGGTGGCAAGTATGCCCGTGGAACCATTCTTGGCAAAATCACGGCCAGCGGCAAATGCACGATTTGCACATCGGCGGCAACGGATGGTTCAAAGGATGCTTACGCCGTTCTGGCGGAAACGGTCGATGCGTCGGAAGAAGACAAACAGGCCGTTGTTTATCTGACCGGAGAGTTCAATGCGGCGGCGCTGACTGTCGGGAGCGGGCTTACGGTCGATGGCCTGAAAGACGCTCTCCGCGCCAAAAACATTTTTATCAAAAACAACCAAGCATATTAGGAGCATAAACAGATGGATATTTTTTCAACCCAAGTGTTGGCCAAAGTGGTGGAACGCCTGCGGACACCGCCGTCATTTCTTTTGGATACGTTTTTTCCAAATGTTCAGACTTCCGACAAAGAAGAGATTTTCTTTGATGTGACGGACAGCAAACCGAGAATCTCGCCGTTTGTGTCACCTCTGCTGCCGGGAAAGGTCGTTGACGGCGGCGGTTATCAGACCAAATCGTTCAAACCGGCGTATGTCAAGGATAAACGTCGTTTTGATGCCAACATACCTTATAAGCGCGTTGCCGGCGAGGCAATCGGCGGTTCTTTGTCCCCTGCTCAGCGTTATGAACGGGCATTGGCAACACACCTTAAGGATCAACTGGACAATCTGACCCGCCGCGAGGAAGTGATGGCGGCGGAAATTTTGCGCACCGGCAAAGTTATCGTGTCCGGGGACGGTTATCCGGCGCAGACGGTTGATTTCGGAAGAGATGAGACGTTAACCAAAGCTTTGAGCGGTTCATCAACCTGGGAAACCGCCGGTGTCAATCCGATTGACAATCTGGAAGACTGGGCAATTGCCATTCAGGATAAATCCGGCGTAGTCGCCAAAACCGTGGTTATGGATCCGCAGGCATGGAAGATTTTCCGGGGTAATGACATCGTGCAGAAATATCTGGACATCCGCCGCGGCACAAACAACAGTCTTTCCATCGATCCGACGTTGCGTTCGGAAGATGCCAAAGCCCGTTATATCGGCTCAATCGGTGATTTTGATATCTGGGTTTATAACGACACCTATATCAATGACGCCGGACAGACGGCAAAGCTTCTGCCGGAAAAGACGGTACTGCTCGGATCTCGCGAGGGACTGGAGGGAACACGCTGTTACGGTGCTATTCATGATGAAAAAGCCAACTGGACGGCCAGCCGCTATTTTACAAAGTCGTGGATAGAAGAAGATCCCAGTGTGCGCTGGTTGTTGCTGCAGTCCGCCCCTCTGGTTGTTCCGTATCGTCCGAACGCCTCCATGTGCGTAACCATTGGGTAAAGGAGGCAAAAATGAAAATAAGGACTTTGATTACTCTGATTATTGGCAAAAATAAAGAAATATTGCCGGGCAATGCCTGCGATGTTAGCGAAACGGAAGCCAATCGGCTGATTTCTTTGGGATTTGCGGAAAAATTAATCAAAGGGTCGGTGGCGAGTTCTTCGTCCGACTCTGGTAAGAAGCAAGCGGAGAATAAGGAAAATGACGGTAAACCCGATGAAAACGGCGGTGGACAGTCTCTTCAACCGGCTGGGACGGGCGGCGACATACAAAAATAGTTCCGTCCGCCTGATTTTAAGCGAGCCCGACGAGATAACCGAAGTCGGGTTTGTCAATGCCCATTCCGGCACGCATCGGGTAAAGATCAGAATTTCCGATGCGCCGGATTTAAAAGTTGGCGATAAAATCGGAATGGACGGCAAAATTTATGCCGTCCGTTCCGAACCTGTCAAAGACATCCACAATCTGATATGGAGTTGTGATCTGGTATGCGTTTAAAAGCGGCGGTAGAAGGCAGTTTGGCGGAATATATGGAACGAGAGTATCAAAACTGCGCCAGAGCAGTGACCAAAGGGGTATCTCTTGCCGCCAATGGTTTAAAGACCGCCATGCGAACGCAGGTCAAATCCGCGGGATTGGGGTCAAGACTTGCTAACACCTGGCGGGGAGATATTTATCCAAAAGCTAAAAACAGCATTTCCGCCGCCGGTGTGGTCTATACCAAGGCGCAGAAAATTATGGAAGGCTTTGAGTATCAGACGGTTGTCCGCGGCAAAGACGGTTTGTGGCTGGCGATACCGACCGCCGCCATTTCCAAACGAATCCGCAACAAACGCATGACGCCGGCTTTATATGAAAGGTCAAAAGGTGTTCGTCTGCGGTTCGTGTATCGGAAAAACGGCGCGTCGCTTTTGGTGCATGAACAAAAAAGGAAAACAATCATCGCTTTTGTTCTCGTGCCTCAGGTTAGAATGCCCAAACTGATTAATTTTGCCGCGGAAGGTGCAAAATGGCAGGCGAAACTGCCGTCTTTAATTTTGGAGAATTGGCGTGAGCAAACGTGAACAAGTTTTACAGACCCTGTTTACAAGGCTTTCAGCATTACCTGGCACGGAAGTCAGACGCAATATCTCGCTTCCGGTTAAAATTCCTTCTTCAGGTCTGGTGGTCCTGCGGGATGGAAATATCGGCGAGCCGGAGATTTTGCTGTCACCAGTGTGTTATGTGTTCCATCACCGGGCGGAGATTGAGGTTCTGGTGCAAAAAACAGACGATGCCGATAATGATGCCAGACTTGACCGTCTGTTGGAAGCCATCGGGCGTTTGTTGGTGGTTGATACAACGTTTTCCGGGTTAATTGACCATATGCATGCCGAACCGCCGGAGTTTATCGAACATCCGGTTGAGGGTGGTTTGACCATCAAAGCGGCCATCATTCCGGTAATACTGGAATATGTTTCTGATTCAAATTTAACTTAAAGGAGTATGTTATGGCTAGAGCCTATGGCTGGAACGCCCAGCTTTTAATTGCCGAAGAAAACGAGTACGGCGTGCCGCCGGAAGAAAATTACTGGAAAATCCCGTTTATTTCCTCATCTTTGGACAGTGAGCAAAATCTCGTGTCATCCAATGTTCTGGGATTGGGACGAGATCCAACACAACCTTTTCAGGATGTTATCAACGTGGACGGAGATATGGCTGTCCCGGTGGATATGCGCAATATCGGCCTTTGGCTGAAAGCTGTGTTCGGCGCACCGGCCACAACTGACAATGAAGACGGGAGTTTTACTCATACTTTTGATAGTGGTAAAACATCTGTTCCAAGTTATTCGCTGGAAGTTGGATTGCCGGAAATTCCGCAGTTTATCAGGTTTTCCGGGGTGCGTGCCAACAGCATTGCTTTTAATTTTCAGCGGTCTGGAGAAGCGCAGGCAACTATCAATCTGATGGCGCAGGGCGAAAGCGGCTCGGAAACGGCCATTGACACAGCTCCGGAAGTTTATCCCTACACCCGTGTGTCACAATTTCAGGGATATATAAAGAGCGGCGGCGAGCTTTTGGCCAATATTGTTTCAGCAAGCGCCACTTATTCCAACAATCTGGAAAAAATCGAAACCATCCGCAACGATGGCAAGGTTGAGGCGATTGATTTGGGCGTAGCGAGTTTATCCGGCAGCATTTCCGCAAAATACGCCGATAATGTTCTGCTTGACAAAGCCAGAGCGGGAACGCCGGTGGACATTGAGTTGGGTTATCAGCTTTCGGAAACAATGAAGCTTATTATTTCCTGCCATGAAGTCTATCTGCCCAAACCCAAACGCTCAATTGACGGTCCGGGCGGAATCGAATGTTCATATGATTTTCAGGGAGCAAAAGATCAGGACTTGGGCAAAATGATGACGGTAACACTGGTCAATGATGTGGAGGAATACTAAATGCTGAAATTAAAAATACAAAAAGAACCGTACTGGCTGGAGCTTGGTTACGGTGTGAAAGTCAAGGTTAAGCCGTGTACTTCGGCTGTTTTTTATGAGGCCAAAGCTTACATGAACAGCAAGTTGGCGGAATTGGCTAAAACTTATAAGGCCAATAAAGAGGCGGGAATCGAAGACGGGACAGCAGAAAGCATTGAAAATCCTGTCAAACGTGAGGCGCTGGCGGATAGGTTTTTGCTTATCGGACTGGGAATTGCCGGAATTTTGGAATGGGATGGTGTGATGGAGGCCGATGAAAACAAATCTGCGCCGCTGACGGAAAATAAAATTGACGAGCTGTTTTCCAATTTTTGGGCGGTAGCGGAAAACTTCCGCAGCCAGTATTGCGGTTTGTGGGAAGTGTTGGAAGCTGAAAAAAACGTCTCTACGCCCGCGCCAAATGGCACTTCGGTGATGGGCGAAGCTACTGCAGAGGATGCGGAGAAGATGACAAAACCTTCTGCCCGTTCTACAAATGCCGATATATAGAAACAGCGCTGGAAACCGATGTCGGGTATCAGGCTTGGGAAATTTTACTGAAACTTCCTAAGCCTGATTTACCCTTGGCTCTTAATCTTGCTCAAAACCTTGGGTTTGATATGGAGCTGATGAGTGAACTGCTTCCAGTGGGAATTGGATGTATAAAATTATAAAAAATAGATTTATGTATTTTTTAATCTTTATTGGGCTAGGATAATTTTATAATGTAATAATTCTAGCAATTTAAAAAAGGAAAATATTTAATATGTCATATGCAAGAGCTTCAATTAAAGATGTTGTTCTGGATATTTCTCGAAATAAATATCTGCTACCTGCTATACAGCGAGAAGTTGTATGGAACTGTGAACAAATAGAAAAGTTATTTGATTCCATTTTATCCGGATATCCTATAAATTCAATGTTATTTTGGAAATATAGAATAAATCCAGAGGAAGATACTTACAAATTTTATGAATTTCTAAAATCTTATGATGAATATACACAAAACCATAATACAGAGCATAATATATCAGGTGAATCTGAAGTAACAGCCGTATTAGATGGGCAACAACGGTTAACAGCCCTCTTTATTGGTTTAAAGGGTTATATGAATCTAAAAAAACCATATTACCGTTCAGGAAGAGCAGAAAATTATGAAAAAAAATTTTTATATATTAATTTGTTAAATAAAAATAAAAATGATGATGATACCAGAAATGAGTATGAATTTAAATTTAAAACACAAGAAGCTGTAGAACATGAAAATTCTTCTCAAAAAAGTCTTTGGTTTCAAATGGAAAATTTACTTAGATATGATACCATACCCGCTTTTAGAAATTGTTTACCAGAATGGTACAAGGATTTAAGCCAAGAGAAGAAAGATCGCGTAGAGGAAATTTTACATAATTTGCAGCGCTATTTTATAGATAGTCAAGAAGTTTTAAATTTTTATCAGGAAACAACAGATTCACTAGATAGAGCTCTTACTATTTTTGTTAGGATTAATTCCGGAGGGACTCCTCTAGATTATACAGATTTTTTAATGTCTATGATTGTTAGTAGATGGTCTTCAGCCCGCGATAAGATTAATAATGCGATTGACGTGATTAACAATGAGTGCAATTTTAATCTGCCAAAAGATATTTTTCTTCGAGCTTGCCTATATTTAACTGATGCTCCACTAACATTTAAGGCTGACAATTTTAAAGCTAATGTTATTGAAAAAATAGAAAATCAATTTAAAGATATCGTTAAATATTTAAAAGCTTCATGCAGAATATTTAATCAATTGGGCTACAGTAAAGATAATTTACGTTCAAATTTGATTGTTTTACCTGTTGCTCAATTTTTATTTCAAAATAACAAAACTGAATTGGATAGTAATAATATGAAATTAATTGAACGTTGGGTTCAACTATCAATTTTGGCTAGAGTATTTGGAGCGCAAACCACATCTTATTTAACACAACTCAGAAAAGAAATTAAAAATACAGAAATATTTCCATTACAAAAGATTTTGCAGGCGTCAATTAAATCTGGACGCAGTATGTCTTTTGATGATGAAACACTATATGATCTTATTGAAAAATCTAAATATTCAACGCAATTATCTTGGGCTATATTAACAATATTATATCCTAATAACGACTACAGAGGAGAAGTCTTTCATGAAGATCATATTTATCCTCAGAGTAAATTATCCAAAAAGGAACTTGAGTTAGGTGGGAATTTTGTTGCTAACTTACAATTGTTAAAAGGTCTTTTGAATATAGAAAAAAAAGATATGATGCCTGAGGATTGGATAAAAAAACATTGTGATGAATATAATATATCAATAGAAACATATAAAAATGAGAACTATATTCCTCTTGATATTCCAATTAATAAAGAAAATTTTTCAAATTATATCCAAAAGAGGAAAGAACTTATTTTCGATAAATTAAAAAAAGAATTGTCTTAACAGAAAAAATAGAATTTTGAGCACCTCAGCTAGCAAGCTGGGGTGTTTTTTTATGGAAAAATCATGAGTGCGGTTAAGAATTTAAGTATCAGGTTATCGGCGGTGGGCGGCGATAAAGTCCGGCAGGAATTCAAAAGCTTGGGCGCGGATGGCGACAAGGCTTTTCGGCGGATTACACAGGTTATTCAGCCGGCCAATGATAATTTGAAAGCTCTGGATGCGACAGCCCGGTCTTTCAATGAAGTCATCCGTCAGGGAACGGCGCTGTTTGGCGCGTACCTGGGGTTTCAGGGGCTCAAAAATACTTTTTCCGCCATTTTCAGTGCCAACACGACTTTTGAAAAACTCTCGGCATCGCTTAAAACGGTTACCGGATCGGCGGAAGCGGCACAGGAGGCTTTTGCCCTGATTGAAAAATTTGCCGTTGACACACCGTACCAGCTCAACGAAATTGTAGAGGCTTTTATCCGGTTGCAGGCGCTGGGGCTTGATCCGTCTGAAGAAGCACTGACTTCTTATGGAAACACGGCATCAGCATTCAGCAGAAATATGATTGATTTTGTGGAGGCGGTCGCTGATGCAACGGTTGGAGAGTTTGAACGCCTTAAAAGCTTTGGAATCAAAGCTAATACCCTGACAGATGAAGTCAAATTTACTTTTGCCGGGGTTACGACAACGGTTAAGAAAAACGCCGCAGATATAGAAAAATATCTCCGTTCTTTGGGAGATGTCCAGTTTGCCGGGGCAATGGACGAGCAGATGAAAACCATGAACGGCGTGCTGTCCAACATTGAGGACAGTTTTGAAAAGCTTTACCGTCAAGTTGGCCAAAGCGGTTTGAATGATGCTTTAAAAGCCACTTTTACTCGTTTTAACGAATTGGTGGAAAGAGGCGGAAACGCAGCTGATGTTGTTGGTAAAACTTTGGCAAGCGCGGTAACCGTTGCGGCGGATGCTTTTTTTCTGCTGGCGGAGCATGCCGATACGGCGCTGGTTCTGCTGGTGGCACGGCTTGGTTCATCGGCAATCTTGGGCGGATTAAATCTGTTGCGAGCTGGAATCGGATATGTACAGGTATCTATGGCAGGGCTTTCCGTTTCCACCAAATCAGCGGTTGCCGGTATTGCGATGATGAGCAATGTTTCCAAACTGGCGGCGGCACAAATGGCTTTGATGGCAACAGCCGCCGGTGTTTTGAAAGGCGCTTTGGCTCTTGTCGGCGGACCGGCGGGGTTGGCGGTTTTGGCCGGAATGGCGATTTATAAACTGGTTGACAGCCATGATGTTGCCAAAAAAGCGGCGGAAGACCATGCCGAGACATTGAAAAAACTTCAGGACGAGTTGAAAGCCACGGCTGAAGAAGCGGCGAGCTTTTCCGTGGAACAGACAAAAGACATGGCGTTAGCGGAATGGGGTTTAAAACTCAAAACCGCCGAACAAAATGTCCGTGATTTGCGTAAAGAGCTGAAAAACACTGGCGGTTTGTCTCTTGTTACACGCCTCACACCGAACGCCCTGCTCAAGGATTATGAGGTTTACGCCAAGGACTGGGCGAACATTTTGCGCCAATCAAAGACCGATTTGGAGCAATATGAAAAAGAAATTTGGAAAATTGCGGCGGAATATCCGGATTTTCAACCACAGGCACAGGAAATTCAGAACAAGCTTTTACTGCTGAAAGCGGCCGAACAGGATGCATGGACGGCGCGGGAGGAACTGAAATATCTTGAAAATCCAAAACTGCGGCCGAAGATTGAAGTGGAGGCAGAGACAACCGCTACGCCAAAATCTTCCACCAACACCGATGCTTATAAAAAGATGCTTGAAGATCTCAAGCAGAAGCTTTTGGAACTGAAGTCGCCGTATGAACAGGCGATGACCAAAGCGGACGAATGGCGGGCTAACGCCCTTAAAAATCTGGATGCCAGTTCGGCTGATTATGAAACCTATAAAGAGCAAATTGCTTTGGTTTATGACGATATGGTTAAAAAAGCCGATGAGACGGCGCTTAATTCTTCCAAATCTTTGGAAGATGGCTTTAAACGCGGCTTTCGGAGCATTCTGAATGAAATCGGCGATTTTGCCAGCTTGGCTGAAAATGCGGTTAAAAACGCTTTTTCCGGTATGGAAGACGCTCTTGCAAATTTTGTCACTACTGGAAAAATAAATTTTTCCGATTTCGCCGATGCGGTTGTCAGCGATTTGTCCCGCATTGCCATCAGGCAGGCCATAACCCAACCTTTGATGGAAGGAATCGGCGGCTTTTTTGGATTTTCCATGGCTCATGGCGGCGGAATCATTGGCGCGGACAATTTGGCGACAAAATCAGCCAGCTCGTTGGTTTTTGCCAATGCACCCAGATTTCATTCCGGCGGCATCGTTGGAGATGAAGTGCCGATTATCGCCAAAAGAGGTGAAGGCGTTTTTACCCGAGAGCAGATGAAAGCGCTGGGCGATAACGGAACAAATGTCAACATCAGCGTCAATGTAATCAATAATGCCGCTTCAGACGTTAAAACTTCTGTTTCCAAGTCAGATCAGGGCAATGGAAAGTTCAATCTGGATATTATGATTGAGAAAATTGAAAATTCCATGTCGCGGAATGTTTCCAAAGGTACGGGACTGGCTCCGGCATTGGAACGCCGCTACGGGCTTAATCCCGCATACGGCAGTTATGGTTAATCAGAGGATACTCTATGACAACAAAATTTCCGGATTTGCTTCCTTTGCCTCTGGTAGAGGAATATTCCATTACTCCCAATGAAGCGATTATCCGCACCCAGATGGAATCCGGAACGGCGCGGCAACGGCGGCGTTTTGATTCTGTTCCGAGCCGGATTACCGTCAAATGGTTTATGAACGCTTCGCAATTTTCGCTTTTTGAGGCATGGTATAAGTATCATGCCAAAGAAGGAGCTGAGTGGTTTGTTATTCCTCTTTTAGGCGGGTTGGGTCTGATTGAGCAGGAGGCAAGGTTTACCCAACAGTTTACCGCTAAATTGCAAAACAGGATTTTGTGGGCGATAACATCGGAATTGGAAATACGAGAGCGCCCTACCCTGTCAGAGGGGGCTTTAGACATCCTGCTTTCCAATGATTTTGATAAATTGTCCCGTTCGGGAGACCTTTTTCATAAATATGTAAATATAACCTGCTTTAAACAGTTGGAGAATTTGTAATGGCTAATATGGAAGAAAGGCTGGAAGCCGTTGTTGTTCAGGCCGAAAGTGATGGTGAAAAGTGGCATACCATCGTTCACGGTGATGAAAATACGAATGTTTCTGTGGAAAGCGGCGATGTTCCGACCGTTGCCAAACAACTCAAAGACATCCGCACGGCCATAACCGGTGGTGTGTCGGATGTGGTTGCAGAAGCAGAGAATGCCCGGGATGCGGCGATTGCAGCCAAAAATTCAACAGAACAAATCAAATCAGAGACAAATACCATAAAATCGGATGTTGAAAAGCTAAAAGAAGATACTTTAAATATAAAGAATCAGGCAACCCTGATTTTCAACGACATCTCATCGGCCACCGATACAGCTGTTTCAACTATTCAAAATGAAAGCACAACGCAGGTTTCAGCAATACAGAACAGTGGCACAGCACAAGTCAATGCGGTTAATTCAGCCGGAAACACACAGATTGCCAATGTTAAAGCCGAGGGCAAAAATCAGGTTGCGTTGGCGCAAGTCCAAGCCAATCAGGCAAAATATTATGCAGAATCATGTGCGCCGGCACCGCTCGGTTCCCGCCTGTCTGTTCCGGCAAATAAAAAAGTGCCAGATGGTTATGAGCCGGTGTGGTACAAAAACACCATTACCCGCGCCAGATATCCTGATTTTTTTATTCAGTTGGTTGATACAGATTATTTAGTGTTTGTTGATGAAGCAACATACGACAATCAGGTTGAAAGCTACGGCATGTGCGCATCCTATGTCAAAGTGGACAATGATACTGTTATTTTGCCGTTGTTGCTGAACTATGCCAGAAGCGGGACGACTGATAATACCGGTTCGGTTTTAAACGACCAATTTCAGGGACACTATCATTCCAACCAAATACGTACGGATACGTATGGTTCAGGCGATGGTGCCGCTATTATGACCAGTTCCGGCGCAGATGAGGGACTGCAAAAAGATGGGACAAATATGTATGTTCTTGATCCCAAAACGGACGGAAAAAACGGTACACCGCGCTTTGGAGCAGAAACAAGACCAAAATCATATTATGAGCTGGTATATATAAAGTGTGCCGATATCAGCCGTCCACTGTCAGAAGAGGATACATCGGTTTTACGCAGCGGCTTGGCTAATAAACTTGACGTTTCTTTAAACAATATTTCAGTTTCTGCTTTTAATTCCAAAATTTTTCAATCATCAAAAAGCAGCACCTCGTGGTATGAAAAAAATCTTGCAACCGGTTTAATTAAGCAAGGCGGCCGTGTTAATGTCAATGCAAATTCAGATTTTGCAGTGACATTTCCTCTGGCTTTTACAACAGTGCCGATTGCTGTTCTGCTTACGCCTTACAACCAGCCATCGAGTCCCACATCTGATTTTAATTATCTGGCGGTTGCTGTTTCCATTACAGCACAATCTTTTAAAATCCGCTATAGAGATTCAGACAGTGATGGTGCCAGACAGGGTTATGTTTCATGGTTTGCTGTAGGTTATTAGGAGAAATTAATGCCAAATGATGTTTTGCAAGAGGCAATCAAAGAAGCTTATGCTTCATGCCCAAGCGATGTGTTTATCTATCATACATTGGAAATAAAACATCCGGATTTTGTGGATGATGACGGAAATCCAACTACTATCCGCCTGGTTCAGGGATTCAAAAATATCACGGCCAAGCTTGAAAACGGTGAAAAAGTCGAGTTTTTCGCAATGTGCTTTAATTTGGAACTGCCACCGGTGGATACTTCGGCAGTGCCTGAAATCACAGTGGAAATTGACAATGTCAGCCGGGAAATTATCAAGCATTTAGATAGTGCCGCCTCCTCGCAACATAAAACCGAGCTGATTTACCGGCCGTATCTATCAACAGATTTGGAAACACCACAGATGATACCACCAGTCAGCCTGACAGTTACAGAAGTCAGCGGCGATGTTTACAAAATCACAGCCAAGGCCAGAATGACCGATATCGGTAACAAAACGTTTCCAAATGAAACTTACCGTTTATCAAAATTTATGGGGTTAGTAAGCTAAAATGAAACATTGGGCTGTCAAATATATCGGAAAGTCTTGGATTAACGGCGATTATGACTGTTGGGGTTTGGTTCGGGATGTTTATAAAAATGAACTTCGGATAGAGTTGTCGCCAATTGTTGCCGATGCAACAAGTCTGCGCGATGTTTTATCAGAGTTCAGAAAATCATCCAATTATAACCATTTAAAAGAAACTTCTGATTTTAAGGATAAAAATATTGTCATTTTAACCCAGAATAAATATCCTTGCCATGTCGGTGTATACTGCGAAGCTGACGGCGGCGGTGTTTTGCATAATATGCAGGGTGTCGGCGTGGTATTTCAAAAACTGCCGGAACTTAAAATGAACGGCTGGCAGATTATGGAGATTTTAGAGTATGAAGAAACCTAAAATCTTGACTTTCAACTCATTGTTTGCTAGGGACACAATAAAAGAGAGGTATCCAGATGACAACAGAAGTATCCACACAAAATACGCCGTTTTTTGCTGATATTGCAGAATTGCTGACCCAAGCCCGTTCCAATGCTTATCGCACCGTCAATTCTATTATGGTTGAAACTTATTGGAAAATCGGTCGTCGAATTGTTGAAGAAGAACAAAATGGCAAAACTCGAGCGGAATATGGTGAAAAACTCATAGAAAATTTGTCACGTTATTTAACTGATACATTTGGCAAGGGATTTTCTGAGGCCAATATTAAAGATATGCGATCATTTTATTTAACATTTCCAGAATTCGCCAGACAGTGTCTGACGAATCTTTCATGGTCGAATATTTGCCTTATTCTTCGGATAGATAATAAGGAAGAGCGTGATTATTATATGCGGGAAGCTGCTGAACAAAATTGGTCTTATCGATTGCTAAAACGTAATATTAAATCCGGTTATTATCATCGGTTACTGTCTACACAGAAAACCATTGATGTTTCAAACAATCTTCCTGTATGTCAGTCCACTGAAAATTTTATTAAAGATCCGTATGTTCTGGAATTTTTGAATGTCCCAGAAAATCTGGAGGGTAAGGAAAGCCTGCTTGAAAAAGAGCTGATTACACATTTGCAGAAATTTTTGCTGGAATTAGGCAAAGGCTTTTCTTTTGTGGCCAGACAGCAACGTATCAGTACGGAAACCGACCATTTTTACGCTGATTTGGTTTTCTACAACTATATTTTGAAGTGTTTTGTCGTGGTTGATCTGAAGACAACCAAGCTCACGCATGCGGATATCGGACAGATGGATATGTATGTCAGAATGTTTGATAGTCTCAAACGTGGCGTGGATGATAATCCGACAATCGGAATTATTCTCTGCACCGATAAGAGTGAAACGATGGTCAAGTATTCGGTTCTTAATGAAAGCAAGCAGATTTTTGCCAGCAAATATAAAACTGTTTTACCGACAGAAGAAGAATTGGCGGAAATGATTGCTAAAGAAAATTCTTTGCTTTTAGAGGAACATTCTTAACAAATGAACACAGATGCAAATAGTTAAAATACAAAATCCTTTCAACCTCGCAGATAGCGAGGTTTTTTATTGTCCAAAACGGATGAGTGTGGCGGAAATTGTTGCCGAATATAACGTCAGTCCGCAAAATTTACCGTTTATCTGTTTTTTTAATGGTGAGCCTTTGTTGCGGCAATATTGGAATATCAACCCCAGAATGACTGACCACCTTGCTTTTCTCTGCTTGCCGCAAGGTGGTGGCGGAGGAGGTTCCAATCCTCTAAAGGTGGTTTTGTCGGTAGCCGTTATGGTGGCGGCGTATTACACCGGAGGTATTGCTGCCGGTGCGTACGGCGCTTTTGCCGGAGCGGCCGCGGCAACGGCTGTCAGCGTTGGCGGTTCAATGTTGATCAATGCCGTCATTCCGTCTCCATCCAGCAGTTTAAGTTCGTCTTATTCCTCTTCTTCTCTGGAAACCAGCCCGACTTACTCCTTAAATGCCCAAGGTAATCAGGCCAAACTCGGCGGTGTCATTCCCGTTTTATATGGCCGGCACATTATTTATCCTGACTTTGCCGCCAAACCATACACTGAATATAAAGACAATGAACAGTATTTATGTCAGTTGCATGTCTTAACCCAAGGGTACTGTGAGGTGGAACAAATTCGTATAGATGATACGCCGATTAGCAGTTTTGCTGAGGTAGAGTATGAAATTGTCGAACCGAATCGGGAAGTGACACTTTTTAATCCCAATGTCGTTATGGCTCCGGAAATTGCCGGACAAGAATTGCTGAAAGATGAATATGTTGGCGGTTTTGTCGTTAATCCGGAAGACACGCAAATCAATAAAATCAGCATAGATGTCGTTATGAGTGCCGGTTTATATTATGCCAACGACAACGGCGGTTTATCAGAAAAATCCATTCAGTGGCAAATTGAGGCCAGAACAATAGATGATGAAGGTAATGCTGTGGATGATTGGTTCGTGCTTGGAACGGAAACTTATTCGGCGGCACAAAATAAGCCCATCCGCCTTACTTATAATTATAGTGTAGATATGGGACGCTATGAGGTTCGCGCGACCAGACTTGATGACAAGGACACCAGCGCCCGGGCGGCACATTCCATATATTGGGAAAGCCTGAAAGGGCATATGGAAACACCTGCGACTTTTGGCGAAATGACATTGCTGGTTATCAAAATGCGGGCAACCAACAATTTGTCGTCCAACTCCAGCCGTAAAATCAATGCCATTATTACTCGTAAGGTTAGAAAATGGAACCGTCAAAGTGGTTGGAGCGAGCCGGTTGCTTGTCGTTCCATCGCCTGGGCAATCGCCGATATTCTAAAAGCGCAATACGGCGGCAGATTGCCGGATGCACGTATTCATCTGATGGAATTGGAGCAGTTAGATAAAGTTTGGGAGAACCGAGGTGATTATTTTGACGGGATTTTTGACAGTGCCACAACCATCTGGGAGGCCGTTTCCAAAGTTGCACGTTGTGGCCGGGCGCTACCTATTCTGCAATCCGGTATGGTACGGATTATCCGTGATGAACCCAAAACCATACCGACAGCGATGTTTACGCCGCGGAATATTATTAAGGACAGCTTTTCGATAGAATATATTATGCCGTCTGAAGATACGGCAGACAGCGTCAAAGTGCAGTATTTTTCCAATAAATACTGGAAATATGACGATGTCATCACCAAACTTTCCGACAGTACTGAAGAAAATCCGGCTAATGTGGATCTGTTTGGCTGTACCGACAAAGATCATGCCGAGCGCGAGGGATATTATATGTGCGCCTGCAACCGTTATCGCCGCAAATATATCACTTTCCAGACTGAACTGGAGGGATTGATTCCGACATATGGTGATTTAATCAGCATAGTTCACGATATGTGTGAATGGGGACAAGGCGGCGAAGTGTTGTCAATCTTCGGTAATATGCTGAAACTCTCGGAAAACCTGATTTGGAAACCCGGCGAAGAACATTTTATCAGCTTCAGACTGGCGGATGGTTCAATGAGTGGTGCTTTTCCTGCCACTCGTGGAGCGGTAGACAGTGAAGCTGTTCTGCCCACAATGCCTGATTTTGAAATTTATACCGGTACAGCTCGGGAACGGACGCATTTTGCCTTTGGAACAAAAGGTAAAATGTCCATGATGGCAAAGGTTATCGGTGTACGTCCGCGCGGCGACACGGTGGAGATATCCTGTGTCAATGAAAGTGAGGAGGTCTACAAAACATAATGGATTGGCTGCAGTTTTTACAGATCGTCTGTGTTCCGGCGTTTATCTGGCTGGTTTATAAATTCGGCGAAATGCGCAAGGAACTCAATGATTTTAAGGTTCAGGTGGCGCGCGAATATGCCACGCAGGTGCATATCAACCGTCTGGAGCTGAAAATTGATGAATTAAGAGAAATGATATGGGAGTTACACAATGAATCAGCAGTTGCCAAGAGGCATAAGAAACAATAATCCGGGAAACATACGGCATGGAGAGAACTGGTTGGAGTTAAATCCAAACGGGCGGAATATAGATTCCGCCTTTTGTGTTTTTACGGCTCCGGTCTATGGAATCCGAGCGTTGGCAAAAGTTCTGGTAAACTATAAACGAATCCATGGGTTAAATACGGTTCGCCAGATTGTCAGCCGCTATGCGCCGCCAAATGAGAACCAAACCACCGCCTATATTCAGTCGGTTGCGAAACAACTCGGTGTTTATCCGGATACGGTTATAGATATTGAGGAACGCGGTGTGCTGACAGTGTTTATAAAAGCAATCATCCGTATGGAAAACGGTATTCAGCCATATTCGGATGAACTCATTCAGCAAGGGATTGAATTATGCCAAAATTAAATAAACGTTCATGGATTCCACTGATTGGCTGGATTTTGTGTTATGGGTTCCTCAACAACTGCGTGATTGCACCATATTTTGATGTGGAACTTGTAGATTGGGAACAACTGCTGACCAGTCTGGGTATAATGCTTGGCATCAGTGGCGTGCGGGATATTGGAATGAGCAGGAGAAAAAAAGATGATGGAAATTCTAAAGAAATTTAAAGCGGTGTTTTTTGCGGCAATCGCTCTTTTTTTATACCTATTTGGTTATCGTCACGCCAAGGAAACCGCAGAAAAAGAACAGTTAAAAGGAGAAAATAATGCTCTCAAAATTGCTAAAAAAGCTCGCAACAGCTTGTCTAATCCTGCTGTCGTTGACCGGCTGCACAAAAAATACCGCCGGTAGTTTCTGCCTAATTTACGAACCGATCTTTGCCGATTATGAACGCGATACACCAGAGACAATTAAGCAGATTGATAGGAATAATGTTGTTTTCGAGGTATTGTGTGAGAGTTAAGCCCCCTTTTTAGGGGGCTATTTTGTTATAATAAATCATTTAGAAGATTCATGCATTTGATTTTTTGTTGCATATTTGCCCGTCCATATACATTTAATGTAAAGGACACATTTTTATGGCCTAAAATTTCGGATAATGATTTTACATCAAATTCGGGTATTTCTATGGCTCGGACAGCAAATGTGTGTCTAATTTCATGAAATTTTACGTTTCGTAAGTTATGTTTTTTCAAAAAACGTGCAAAAAACTGCCGATAAGTTCTTGGTTCTGTGGGTTTGTTTTTTCCTGTCAAAAAATATTGATTAGGACTATCTGTATAGTATTTTTTGATAATATTTACTAAAAGTGATGGGAGTGGAATTGTTCGTGCTGAGCTAGCAGTTTTGGGCGCACCGATATAAACATATGATGTTCCTTTAACTTTATCGTAAATTCTTTGTACAGTACGTTGGATTGTTATCGTTTTATCAATCAATGAAATATCCCGCATTTGCAAACCACACAATTCTCCTATTCGTACTCCTGTGAACAATGCTACAAGAATTCCGGCTGTTCTACGATTCATTTTCATATAGATGCATTGAATTAAAGCCAGTTCCTCGTCTTTTGATAAGGAAATTACTTTTTTTATTCCTAAATCTTTGGGATATTCGATTAAATCCCAATTTAACATTGGGATAATCTGTTCTTTATATGCAAAAATGAGACATAGGCGTAAAACAAGAATTATATCCCGAATTGTTTTTACAGTTAATCCCCCAGTTTTATCAAGACGTCCCTCATTATATAATGTATTAATATATGTTTGGATATCAGCCTCGGTAATGGTTGATATTTTCTTTTTTCCCATATAAGGAATTAAGTGGTTTTCTGAAATCAAAACAAAATTGGCATAAGTTGATGGGGTAATCATTGGTTGCTTTTGACATAACCATGTTTTTACCAATGTTTTGAATTGAGTATTTGGTGTTATTTTCAT